GTGCACGTCACGGGACAGCTTGACGCCGATCTGCAGACGCGGCACGTCCTCGGCCTCGATGAACGCCCCGTCAGCCAGCTTGTGGTGCAACAGGCCCGTCCAGATGATGGCCGTACGGGTGAAGTCCTCACGCGGGTGGCCATAGTCGGCCTGCCGGTCCCCGTACACGGCGCCATGCGCCTCGAGGGCCACGGACGCCGGCTGCTCAGGGCCGGGGCAGCAGCTGCTGGTGTCCTCACCCGTGCAGCAGGTGGGCACGTCGTGCATGGGGTGGGCCTCGGCGTCGATGTGGTCCACGGTCACCAGGTGATCCCCCAGCACGTGGTACAGCTCGAGCGCCTGGGCGCGGTTCAGCAGGGCGGGCAGCCGCGGTGTGTCCACTGCGGTGTCCAGCCTCACGTCCCCGCTGCTGTACGTGACCACCTCGAGGGTGTCCCCGTCCTCGTCTGGCCAGGTGTACTGGCCGGTCTGTCGTGCGGCGTCGTACCTACCCATTTCGGTCTCCCTTGCTCTTGTCCTCAACAGGCCACGGGGTGATCCCGTCACCCCTCAAACGCAGTGGGTCAGTCGTCGCCCGGCCATACACACGGGCAGTCCGCGGCGGCCTCTCAGCACGCAGCAACGCCGCAGCCGTCCGCGCCGGATCCGGCACAGGCACCACAGGCTTGCGGCACGGGCAACACGACTCGTTCATGTAGCGGCGCTCACCAGACGCAGGACACTGGTCCCCACCGTCCATGCGGCCGCACAACGACATGCCGGTCTCCCAAGTAGTTGAAACACCCCGGCCACCAGGAGGACCGCGCCCCTAGAGGGGGAGACCATTGGCGCTTGCTCGGACTGCTGGCCGGGGTGAAGGGTGGCAGTACGCGCGCCAGACCTGCCCAGGTTGGGGGGTGCAGCTGTGCGGCGGTTTACCTGCCGTTCGTGGGGGGCCTTTTCAACACATGCCCCAGGTGCTCGCCTCTTCGGGTTGGGCATCCCCCACCCCTGGGTTGCGGTGCAGGGTGGATCACGCGACCGGAAACTGAGGACTTACCCGGCATGCCCCGTGGATGCGTCAGGCTTGACCCTGACTCACCCGCCAGCCACACTGCTGTGACCATGGCATGAAAGGTATTGCATTGCTGCGTAGTTCGCAACTTCTACGCGGACACTACGCACAATCGGCGCACTGACCAGACAGCAGGTCGTGCAGCTCGCACCGCGGCCCCGTCACGTCACCCAGGCGCACCGCCCCACCACGGGAACCAGCACGGCGCCACACGGTGGACACCGACACACCCAACGCCTGCGCAGCCAGTGACTGCGGCACCACCCGGTCCCACGCCTCCACCGGCAGCGGCGCAGGCGGCCTGTCAGGCTCACCCATGATCCGGGCAGACTTGACCAGCCAGCTGCGCAGGTGGCCCTCCAGCGCGTCCTGGTCCTCCGGTGCCATCACCTCTTCCCGGGCAGACAGGTAGCTGGCCATCAGGGCCACGTCCTGCCCCATCCGCGGGACACGCTCCCCACGCTCATGCACGGCGTCCACCCACCAGCGCAGGCCACGCACCAGCTTGTGGCGGTGCTCCAGCACCCCCAAGTCACCGGGGGCAGGCTTCCGTGTCGGGTCCGGCGCCGGGCGTTCGTCAGGGTCACCGCCGCTGCCCGGTAGGGACGCGTCCAGCAGGTCGTCGTACACCGACGCCACCGATGCCAGCAGCCGCTGCAGGGTGCTCACGCTGCCGCCTTCACGTCGTTGGCGAAGTCGGTGAACCTCGAGCGGATCCCCGCCCGGAACACGGCCTGCTCCAGGGCGCGCCAGTCCATGTGGAGCTGCGCAGCAAGGCGTCGGCACTCCTGCCGGATCGGCAGCAGCGGGTCAGCCAAGTGGCTCCACTCCTCCACAATCTCCTCCTGGCTGCGGTTGCGGCGCTCCCACCGGTCCAAGGTGCCCGCCATGCGCTCCACCCGGTAGCACGGCTGGCACAGGCCGCGGGCCTCGATGCGTCGTACTCCGGACGCCAGCCATGCGGCGCGGGTCTCGGGTGTGGCCTTGCGGAACGCGTAGGCGGATCGGCCGCTGCAGCTGCAGCGGGCACAGGTCTGAATCATGCTCGGTCTCCCATCGGGGTGTCCCACACCCCTGTCGTCGTCTCCAGCGGACGGCAGCCACACATGCAGCCATCCACGCCGTCGTACTCCCGGGCGGGCAGGGCCACCCCGTACACCAGGCGCACCCACCCCCGCCACGTCCACACCGGGGTCTGCGCCACCTGGTCGCGCTGATGGACACTCACGGACCAGCCGTGCGCCTTCGCCCACTCCGGGTGGGACTCCACCCAACCGTGACAGCCAGTCGTCCCGGTGCCACACAGCGTGATCAAGTTGGCCGGGTCGTTGATCCCCTCCCACCTGCTGCCACCCATGCCACGGGCCACCCGGTGCTGCGTGGACAGCGGACCCCAGCCAGCGCAACGGGCGCACTTCCAGTCGTCGCGCTCACGGACCTGGCGTACGGTCTCGGCGCTCGGGTCAGTTCTTCGCGCCATGCTCGGCGCCCCACTCAGCGCACGTACCCCGGTTCTCAGCCGGCGCCGGATGCGTGTTGCCATCCGCGCACGCACCACAGCACGCCTTGGGCGTCTTGCGACCCGGCTGCAGCGCAGACAGGCACACGTCCCGGTTGACCCCGCACATGGTGCAAGCACCACTGCCACCCTTGGACATGAAATGGCCGCCGTTCAGCATCATGTTGATGCGGCCAGCCAGCTCGATGTCCGGCAGCTTGTCAGGTACAGCCATGGCCTTGCTCACTTCCGCGGGGTGGGTGTCCAGGGGCGCATCCAACGGCCGGTCAGTCGTGCCGGCGCACTTCGCCAGGTGGCCATACAGGCCGCTGCGGTCGATCCGGCACAACACGTGGTGCGTGCGGGGGTTCACGCTGATCACCTGCACCGGGACGGGGAACGACTCCCCACACCCCGGGCAGGTGATATTCATGGGACCGGCCATCAGCTCGGGGTGGCCCACGGGTCGTTCTGCGCGGCCGGAGTCGCCCACGGGTCGTTCGCCGGCTGCTGCGCCGGGCGGGACTGCTGCTGCCCACCACCCTGGCCACGAGTCGCACGCGTCACCTTCGCGGTGGCGAACTGCAGCGACGGGCCAACGTGCTCCACGTCCAACTCGAACACGGTCCGCTTCTCGCCCTCGCGGGTCTCATACGACCGGGCCTTGAGCCGGCCCTGCACGATCACCTGCATACCCTTCTGCAGGCTCTCGGCCACGTTCTCAGCCAACTGGCGCCACGCGCTGCAGCCCAGCGCCAGGGTCTCGCCGTCCACCCACTGGTCACCATCCTTGGTGCGGGGGGTGGACAGCACCCGGAAGTTGGCCACGGGGGCGCCGGACGGGGTGAAACGCAGGTCCGGGTCGTCAGCCAGGTTGCCAACAACGGTGATCAGGGGTTCGTTTGCCATGATGCTCGGTCTCCTAGTCAGGTGCACGGGGTCTCCCGTGCGCAGAACCGTACATCACTACGCATGTACTACGCAACCGTTACGCGAACAGGGCGTGTTGCTCGCGCAGGTCGGCCAGCCACCCCAGCAGCGTGGGCAGGTTCTTGTCGGCCCCAAAGGTCAGGTAGGTGCCATCCGCGCTGTCACAGCCGATGGCCATGGCGTACTGCAGGCGCTTGCTGCTGTTCACTCGCCCCATGTGCACCCATACGCCGTGGGCGTTGGCCTCGGCCACCAGTGCGCGGGCCGCCGCACCCAGCTTCCACTCTGTCAGCGTCCGACCGCACACGGGGCAGCACCTGGTCTCGCGGTCGTCGGACGGCCGGACGTACCCGCAGGGCAGGCACTCCATGGACCCGCCCAGGAACAGACAGTCAATCTCAGCCCAATGGCTCCAGTTGTGCACCGTCATGCCGTTCTGTGCGACCAGTGCAGCTGGGCAGCCGGCCTCCCGGATCAGGGGCAGCCATGGGCGGGAGCGTTCCCAGGTCGCGGCATGGTCGCCCACCACGTCGGGGGCTGTGGCGAACAGGCATAGCTCGCGGTCCCCTGGGTGGTTCTGCAGCCACTCGAGCCAACGCAGGTCGCCCGGGTAGCCGGCCCCAAAACACCCGTTGTCGGCACACCAGGTGGTCCCCGGTTCCAGAGTGTTTCCCTGTGCGGGGGTGTCGATCATGCCCAACAGCCCCCCGCGCATCGCTTGACGCACGGAGGGGCTGCAGGGGTTGGCCAGGTAGATCAAGCGGTGACCTTGACTGCTCCACCTGCTGTGGTCCACGTGGTGGTGACGGCCACGCCGTCCAGGCCAAGGTCGGTGGCCAGCACCTCGTACAGCATGCCGGTGAGCCATTCGTGGGACACGCGCTGGTCCGACAGGGTGGCCAGCCAGTCGCGCAGGCTGTGCAGTTCGACCGTCTGGCCGTCCACGTCCCAGGCCATGGTTGCGTGGCCCGTGTCCACCTCGTCTACGAACGGGCACAGGTGTTGAATCGGCATCGTCACCTCGGTGGTGACCCCGTGTGCGGGCACCTCCACCAACTTTGGCGCGGTCATGCCAGCGCTGCCGTTCGGCGGGTGCGGTACGCCAGCACGACGGCCACAGCCAGGGTGGTCACGGTCAGCTTGCCCACGACCTGGCCCTGCCAAGCGATCATCGGGAACCCGGCCACGGACAGGAAGACGAACGTGTCCACGATGGAACCGACGACGTTGGACGCCACCGCGGCGCGCACGTACCCGCGCTTGCGCAGCGGGGTGTACACCGCCAGGTCGGAAAGCTCGGCCAGCAGGAACGCCGCCGCGCTGGCCAGGGCGATGAACGGGGCGCTGACTGCGAACGACAGAGCCGCTCCAGCCACGATCACAGCGACCGCGGCCCGCTTGCCCCAGGTGTCCTGCACGGCATCCCGCAGGACGAACGACAGGCCAGCCAGGTAGGTGCCAGCGGTGGCCATGAGGCCGAACCCGACAGGCACCATGCCGTACTCGGTGGTCACGTAGTTGGCGGTCAGGATGGTGGCGAGAAACGCAGCCACGCACGCGTACTTCATTGGTGTCTCCCTTGGTGAAAGTGCCCGCGCAGTGGCGCGCAGTGCGTGCGTACTGTAGCACGCATCAGGCCAGGGACGCCACCTGCGCGTAGTGGCCCAGGAACGCCAACGGCACCGTGATGGGCGCCGGGCCGTTGCGGTTCTTGCCCACGATCAGGTCCAACTCCCCCAGCCGTTCGTCCCCGTACTGGTCCGGGCGGTGCAGCAGCCACACCTGGTCGCTGTCCTGCTCGAGGTCACCCGATTCCTTGAGGTCCGTGACGACGGGCGTGTGGTCGGCCCGCTGCGCGTTGCCACGGTTGAGCTGGGCCAGCAGCATGACGGGGCAGCCGAACTCCTTGGCCATGGACTTCGCTGCACCGGACACCACACCCATAGCGATGCGCCGATCCGACAGGGGCACGCCGGGCACCTTCACCAGTCCGGCGTAGTCAATGGCGATCAGGCCCAACGTCTGGCCGTAGCGGCGTTGCGTACGACGGGCTGCAGCGCGGATCTGCGCCATGGTCTGCCCCTCGCGGTCGTCCAGGTACAGCGGCAGGTCGCTGATCCGTACACCCGCCTCAGCGACCCGCTGCCACTCGTTGTCGGACATCTGCCGGCGCAACATGTTGGACAGGTTGACCCGGGCCTCAGCGGCCAGGATCCGGGCCATGTACTCGTTGCGGGTCATCTCGAGGGTGGCGACGTGCACCGGCTTGCCTTGCTTCGCCGTATACACCGCGGCGTCCTTCGCTATCAGGGACTTGCCGTGCCCGGGACGGCCAGCGACGGTGACCAGCTGGCCGGCCAGCAGGCCGTTGGTGCGGTCGTTCACGTCCTGCCACGGGGTGTCGGCGCCCACCGGGGGGTTCTCGAGCCAGTCCACCACGCTGTCGATGGCGTCCCCTACGGCCATGCCGGTCTCGTGGTGGGCGGCCTGGTCCACGGCTTCGGCCATGGCGCGTTCGGCTTGTGCGCCTGCCTCGGTGGGGTCCAGCTCGGGGTTCTCGGCCAACGCCACGGCGGTGCGGCCGGCTTCGCTGATCCTGCGTCGTACAGCGCAGTCCAGCACCTCCTGGGCGTACTGGATGGCGTGGACACCGTGGCCACCGGCCACCAGGTCGATGAGGTAGGGCCGGGCGTTCGGGTTCACCGGGATGGTCAGGGGGTCGATCCGGTCACCGCGGCGGTGGGCGGCCATGCAGGCGTCCCACACAGCCTCATGGCGGGGCTGGTAGAAGTCGCGGCCCTGCAGCATGTCGGCCACGTCGTCCACGCCGGGTGAGCCGTTCAGCAGGCATCCGAGCAGCGCGCGCTCGGCGTCGTCGTTGTGCAGCACGCGTCAGGCCCCCTGGCAGTAGTAGCGGCCGCGGTCGTCGCTCCACGGGTGGGCGATGCCCTCGCAGGTGGACGGGTCGGTGCACTGCATGAGGGTCCGGCGTGCCGGGGTTTCGCTGGCGCCGGGGATGGTCAGCTGTTCGTCCTCCCAGCGGCCCTGGTTCAGCCAGGTGGCCGGGTGGGGGATGAACTGCGGCTCAGTGCGGGACGCCTGCCACACGGCGGTGGCGTTGACCAGCCCAGCCATGAGGGCGTCAGCGTCAGCGCTCTTGCGGGCCTTGGCGTACGCCTTCGCTGCAGCAGCCTTGCCCACCTTCTTGGGGTAGCCCTCCCACCACGACTCGAACTCAGCGGCGTCAGCCGCGGGTGATGTAGTTATGGGTCGGGTCGGGTCGGGTCGGGTTGCCGTCACCGCGGGTGAAGTGCTCTCGGTGTTCGCGCGAACAGTCCCACCCTGTGAACGGGCACGGCGCATGCGCTCTCGCGCCTGCTCCCGCTTCTCCTCCAGTTGGGCGCGCGTCGGCTGGTGCTCCTCCCACTGGTGGAACTGATAGCCGGCGTCCCCGTCCTGCTCGGCGTGCTCCCACAGCCCAGCAGCCACCAGCCGCTCAGCCAGCCCGTCAGCACCCACGCCAGCAAGGCGCAGCAGCATGTACCCGGGCACCCATCCGTCCGACTCCTCGGCGGCAGCCCATGACCCTGCCAGGATCCACAGGCCCATGGCCTCGGTGCCTGCGCGCACGGCCTTGCTGTGTGCGTGCAGGTGATCATCTACTCGGAACCACGACATGGCTCGGTCTCCCTCTCGTGGGCACTACGGGGCGCCCGGTGTCTGTGTCAGCTGCATTTCGGCGCGCATGAGGGCGCTCAGGGACTGCACGACGGACGCCTGGTCACGGGACACGCGCAGGGCGTCCTCCGCGCTCTTGCGCACCGCCTCAGCCACAGCGGCAGCGAACCGCTGATCCTCCACCTGCCGGTCCACCCACGCGTTCCGGTCAGCGACCGTGACGCCGTTCTCGCCCCGCTTGGGGGTCGGGCACTCATCGGACAGGGTGGCCGTGACGATTGCGCGGCGCAGGATGGCCTCGGCCTGTACCTCACGGTCCCGAGCCTCACGTACGGCGCGCTGCGCGGCTGCCATGTCCTGGTGGACCGTGTGCAGCCGCTGCAGCACGTCGGATAGCGTCAGCTGCACGGTTCGGCCACCAGCGGCTGCAGGCGCTTGCCGGTACCAGCGACCCGCCACTTGCGGGTCCAGTCGCCGTACCACACCTCTTGGCGCATTCCGGTGAGCACCGCCCGGCCGTTGGCCACAGCCACGGCCTCAACCCATGTGTCGAACGTCAGCATCACGCTGCCCCTCCCTTGTCGGTCTCGTCTGCCATGCGGGTCACACGCACCGTCCACGCACCCGGGCTCGAATCGCAGTAGTCGCGGGCGTCCAACCCGAACGCACGCAGCGCCGTCGTCTTGGGCGCTCCAGCTCCGTGGGCGTCCTGCACGGCCTGCAGCACGTCGTACAGCTCGGCCCCGTCGATCACCTCGCCGGTAGCCGTGATCACACCCTGGGCACCCTTGAGGCCGTGGGCCTGCAGCGCCTTGGCCCGCACGTCCCGCTGCCAGCCGGCGTGGTCCCACGCCTTGCGCTCCGTCCCGCGCCTGCGCTCAATCCGCAGTGTGGGCGTCTCGGCCACGTCGTCCAGCATCGCCTTGGCGCACGCCACCTCGGTGTCCCGCTCGAGCGCCTGCAGGGCCTTGCGGGCCTCCAGCATCGTGACGAACAGTTCGGCCAGGTCGGTGCCCGCGGGGTCGGTGCACTCGGCCATGAGGCCCGGGAGCGCCTTGCCCAGCCGGTCCACCGCGTCCACGACACCGGCCAGCGGGTCGGGCGCAGGGGCCGCGGTCATGCGGTGGTGGATGCACGGACAGTCGGCCTTGGCGCACCGGTCGTGGGACTCCATCGGGTTCGTGATGCCACAGAACCCGGACAGGGTGGCCGTCATACCGGCACCACTCCCAGCGCCTCACGCTTCGCCACGACCGCGCGCACCACGTCAGGGTCGGTGACCCCCTGCGACTGCGCCCACGCCACCACCTTGTCCAGCGTCTCCACGTCCGGCGCCTGCTGGATCCCACGCAGCGCGGTCTGCGCCGGGGTCTCCTGCGGCGCCTCGGTCACCCGCTCGAACGCCTCGGCGTCCGGGTCGGTGTCGTGCGTCGGCAGGCACAGCGCCTGCAGTAGGAACGTGCGGTATGCCACGGACATGGCCTTGGGTACGCCCTTGTCTCCGCTGTCCATCGCACCGCCCGCGCTGCCACCCGCCATGCTGTCGCCGGCCGGGCCGTGGATGGCGTACTGCACCATGACCAGCGCTTCCTGCGTGGCCTTGCCGGTGCTGGTCTGCGTGGCCCGCGTCTGCAGGTCCACGTGGGTGGGAACCACGGACACCTGGTGCTTGCGCAGCACCGGGCCAACGGCGTTCATCACGTCGTCCACGCCGCGGAAGTTGAACCGGGCGCCGGGGCTGTTGTGCAGCTGGTCCTTGCCCAGCTCGCGCACTTCGCCCATGACTGCGGCCCACGCCTGCTGGACGTTGGGCAGGGTCTCGGCGCTCATCGGAGCACCGCCTGCGGGATCAGCACCCACGCGGCAGCGTGCGACACGCTGCGGGTGGACTGGTTGCAAGACACGTCGTGTCCGCTCGAGAGGCGCCGCACCACAAGGTGGGTGTCGTTGTCGTCACCGTTGGTGGGGCTGGTGACCCCGCGCAGGGAGGTGGGCAGGTGCAGGTCGCACGTCGCCACCTCCCCCGCGCTGGACCGTCGTACGGCCCTGATCTTGTTTCGCATTGCTCGGTCTCCCTTGTCAGTCGTTCCACAGGCAGACAACGGCGGTGCCGTCGTCGTAGCGGGTGACGTTCCACCCGTAGTGGCGCGGGCTGAACCCGGCCACCTCGGCCAGTTCGGCGTCCGTCACGCCCTCGGGGGCGGTCACGGTCACCCGGCCAGTGGGCAGGTCACCTGCCCTTGTCTCGTCCAGGACGACAGCGCCAATCACGTCGGCGGTGTCGGTCTCACATGCTGCGGTCTCCATGGCTTCACCGTAGCGTGTTCGCGCGCCCTGCGCAAGCACTACGCGGCAGTACGTGCAGCCGCCCTGCTCGCACGCTTCCGACACGTGTCGTTGCAGTACGACCGCGTGGAACGGGTCGCGGTCGTCAACAGGTCTCCGCACCATGTGCAGCACACGACCGGCGCCGGCTTGTGACCGAACCACCGGCCCGCGTGCACCCCATACGGGTCCGTCTGCGACTTCGCCAGCTCGAGGCACTGCGCCATCACCGGGCAGCCCGTGCACGTGGACTTCGCCAGCCTCACGTCCTCATCGCTGGCCACCTCGGGCTGCATGAGGTCCGGGGGCACGTCCGCGCAGTTGGCGTCCTGCTGCCAGTTCTCGGCGGTTACGGTGATCACAGGGCGTTCTCCAGGGTGCGGGCGCCGTAGCCGGCGCGGGCGATCAGTCGGGCAGCGGTGGCAAGGTCGGTGTGCCACACAGCGGTGTCGGTGGTGTCGGGCGGGGACGGGTAGTGGCGGGACTCCACCAGCAGCCACGGCAGCGCCCACTGCGGCAGGTAGGCGTCCCACTCCCCAGCGCGGGCCATGCCCACGGCCTTGCGCTTGCGGACCAGCAGGCCCACGTCAGCGCGGCCAGCGCGGCGCTGTTCCTCGGTGCGGCGCATGTCCTCGGCCAGCGGCTTGTAACCGGACCACTTGACCTGGATCACCACGCCGGGGATGCCGGTCAGGTCTCCAGCGTCGGCGGGCACGGTGGCCATGCCGTCGTCACACTCACCGCACGCCGAACGCAGCACGCCCTCGCTGTAGATCACCGGGTAACTGCCAGCCCCGCGGCAGGCTGGACACTCCACCTGCACCGTGCCGCCGCGCTTGCTGCGCCGCTCGGCGTGCGGGAACCCGACGCCCTGCAGGAAGGTGGCCACCGCGTTCTCGGCCTCGCGGCCCTTGTCCACGTTGCGGCTACTCACGGCGCCACAGCGAACGCGTGGACGGGGACGCCATACCACGAACCGATGGTCTGGCAGCGGCTGTGGTCCTCGGCGGGCCACGGGTTGGCCGTGGCGCCGTCGTCCTGCAGGCACGCGCCCCGGAGCTGGCCGCCCACGCTGCGCTCATTGCAGGGCGGTTCGTACGGCGGGTGGTTGTGCACGCGGGTGCTCACGTCGTGCACGCGCTCCACCTCGAGGGTGCCGGGCGTGGCGAACGGGTCCGCGGTGATGCCGTACACGTCGTGCGCCTGCTGCACGATGGCCTGCAGTTCCTCGCGGGTGAACACGTCCGACGCGTTCACCTTGCCGCGGTGGTCCGGGCGGCCGACGCTGACGGCGCCGGGAATGGTCAAGCTGTCAGCCAGCACGATGCTGGCGCGGGTCTCGGTCTCCATGGGGTGCTACCTTTCTGGTGGGGTGGGCCAGTCCCCGGCGTCCCGACTTGCTCGGTCTCCAGCGCCGGGGCTGGCCCTCTCTGTTGGGGGGTCAGGCGCTCTTGCGGTGTCGGGCGTAGGCCATTGACTGGAAGTGCTCACGCTTCGCCAGCTCGGCGCGGCGCAGACGCTCTGCGGGGTTCAGCACGCCCTCGGGGTCCACCTGCCGCTCGAAGCGGGCCAGGAAGGTCTCCCGGGCCGCCTGCGTGGCAGTCAGGCCATCGGTGCGGGAGTGCCGCGCTAGGGCCGCGATACGGGCACGCTGGCTGCGCTGGGTGGGCGTCAGGGACGAGTGGGCGGCGGTGCGCCTGTCCGGTGTGCTGTTCTCCATACTGCGCAGACTACGCATTTAGTGCGCACCTAGTCAAGCACTACGCTGTTACTAACTCCACAGTACGTCCACAGTTCATAGGTAGGACTACGTATTTCGCCGCACACGACGTGACAACGCGCCCGCAGTGTCGCCACACTGCAGATGTCAACGAAACGGCGCTAGCCCTCGGGGGAGGCCGACCCCAACCCAACAGGAGACACCAGAACCATGGCGACACGACGAACCAACACCCCCAGCACCTGGCCCCTCGGTGAGTTCCTGCGTGAGCAGCGCGGGAAGATGAGCATTCGAGAGGCAGCCCGGCGTGCCGATATCTCAGAGTCGCGGTGGCGCCAGGTGGAGGCCGGATACCAGCGCATGGCGGGCGGCATCGAAGTCCCGGTGCACCCTCGAGCCGAAACGGTCTCAGCCATGTGCCGGGCGATCAGCGCCGACGTGGTGCGCGGCCTCGAGTTGGCCGGCCACAACCCGGACCAGTACGCCTGGCTGACTGAACCCCAGCTGGCCGACGAGAGCAGCCGCGAATGGTTCACCAGCTTGCCCCGACAGGACCGGGAGCAGGTGCTGGCAGAGCTGCAGCGCCTCCACCTGGACACGGAGCTGGATGCCCGGAAGCGCTCCGGGTGACCCAAGTCACACAACTATCGCGCCTGAGTTTTAGTCTCCCCTTTGGGCGTCACTCACAATGAGGTGACCCGTTGCACATATATGGAGACGAACACGATGCCAGACACCATGCCGCGCAAGGTGGCGCAGCGATCCGACCTCGGCCTAGGGGTCTTTGCTGTGGGCGCCATGACCATGTTCATGGTCCACAACCTCGGCCTGGTCGGCTGGCACAACACGCTCATGGTCTACATGGCGTTCATGTCCGGCGTGATCGCGTGCGGCGTCAGCTCGGCCCTGGCCCGGTGTCATGTGGCGATTGCGCAAGCGTTCTCGGCCGGCGTGAGGCTGGGCCGCGCGCAGGGCGTGCCACCGGAGCAGCCGCGGCACCGGGCGCCCCTGCGGGTCGTGGACTAGGCCACCACCTAACTATTTGCACAGCGGTACGCACTGCATGCGTATTGCCCGCGTAACTGCCGCGTAGGCACAGCGCATAACGCCGCATACCTACGGATCAGAAGGTTTGGGGTTCGAATCCCTACAGGCGCGCTGGACAGGGCTACACCACATAACTGCACAGGGGCCGGATAAGCACACCGTTCGGACACCACCTTTTTTCGGTGATACCGTTCCGAGCATGACGCACCACTGCGCACCGTTTACCGGCCTACTGGACTCCTGGCAGCTCGCGCTCGAGGCAGCCAACAAGTCCCCCCGCACCGTCGAGAACTACCTAGAGGGCGCCACCCGGCTGCACCAGTGGCTCACCGCCAATGGGCACCCCTCAGACGTGGCCACCCTCACCGCCGAACAGCTCCGCGGCTGGCTCGTGCACCTCTCCGGCCAGCACCGTGAGTCCACCGTCCGTGGCCGCTACATGGCGGTGAAACTGTTCCTGTCGTGGTGCATGGCGGAGGGTGAGCTGGACGCCAACCCGCTGGCCAACGTGCCGCAACCCAAGGTCTCAGAGAAGTTGACGCCGATCCTGTCCGGTGACCAGCTGCAGGCCCTGCTGGGCGACTGCGCCGGCCCCGGGTTCGCGGACCAGCGGGACCGGGCGCTGGTGCTGTTCCTGGCCGACACGGGATGCCGGATCAGCGGCGCCATGAACCTGTCCCTGGCCGACGTGGACCTACGCGAACGCACCGCCCGGGTGGTGGAGAAGGGCAACAAGGAACGGATCGTGCCATTCGGGGCCACCACGGCGCAGGCGCTGGACCGGTACATGCGTGCCCGCAGGCGCCGCAAGTACGGGGAACGGGACTGGCTGTGGCTCTCGTCCACCGACAAGGGCCGACTGACAGTGAACGGTGCCCAGCAGGCGCTCAGGAAGCGCGGGGACCGGTTGGGTGTGCACGTCCACCCGCACATGTTCCGGCACGGGTTCGCCCACTCGTGGCTGGCCGCAGGCGGGTCGGAAGGCGACCTGATGGAACTGGCCGGCTGGCGCACCCGGCAGATGCTGGACCGGTACGGCAAGGCCACCCGCGCCGAACGTGCCCGGGACGCGCACCGCAGGCTCTCCCCGATGGACAACCTGTAGAACGCACAGAACCCCCACGCTTCACCCGGGTGGAGTGAAGCGTGGGGGTTCCGGTGTACCGTGGCCCCATGGACGGCTCGGGAATGTGCATCGGTGGTGCTCCAGCAGACGCGGACGGCGTGTGCACGGAACACGGGGAAACGGCGTGCGTGATCGGCGTGCAGCGCCTAGACCTCAGCTTGCCACAGGAACGGGCGGGCGCCGGACGTGCCCACCCGGTTCACAATGAACCCTGACGCGCCAATGGTGGTGATCCACAGCGCCTCGTTGCCACTTTGCGGGGTCACCACCACCGACGTGGGCGTGGCGGCCAGGCCATGCAGGACCGTGACCGTTGAGCCCGTGTCGTTGATCTGAGAGGCACCGCGAGCCTCGGTGACGTAGCCCGCGTTGTTGCGCACGTCCACACGGGTGCGAACCACGGCGCCGAACGTCATACCAGCCGATGAGTTGCCCACCAGGTGGTTGTCGATCACCTGAACATCGGTCACGTCATAGGTGGAGGACGCAGAGAACCGGATGCCGACCGTCTGCGTCTTGGTGCCCTGGTCGTCGTAGCAGCGGTTGCCGGCCACGATCACGCCCGACATGTCGGCTTCGAGCTTGATGCCGTCAGCCTCGGTGCCCGCCTTGCCGTTGTTGTAGCAACGGTTCCCGCGCACCACGCCGTTGCGCCACAGCCCGGCCGCGCTGATGGCGGTGTCTATGAGGATGCCCTGGTACTGGTTCAGTGACAGGTCGTTGTTCTCAATGACGTGGTTGGAGTACGTGGCGGTGCTGCCATCAAAGTAGATGCCCCGCGCGCCAGACGCGCTGACCTTGTTCCCAGCGACCCGCCAGCCGTCCCCCACGTCGGTGGTGAACTTGATCCCGCTGCCCGTGTTGTTGGCCACGGTGTTGTCGAGAATCTGCCCCTTGACAGCGGCGTAGGACACTTGGATGCCGTCGCTGCCGGAGTTTGAGACGTGACAACCTTGGATGAGGGTTTCGGAGCAGCCTCGGTCACCGATGCCCACGCCCTCGGTGCCGCGAACCGTGCAGTTCACGATCCGGGCGCCGCGGGACCGGAACGCCTGGCCGTCCTGGTACTCCACAAAGATGCCCCAATGGCCGCAGTCGATGGCGTGACTGTTGACGATGGTCACCGGCTCGTGCTCCCACGCACCCATGCCAATGCCGATGCCGGCGTGACCACCAGCCGCGCCGTCCCAATTGCGGCCCGCGCGCTCCACTATCACACCGTCAATGAGGCATTCGGGCATGTAGTCGGTACCCAGGGCCGTGGCGCCAGTGTCGTGCAGGTAGAGGTTGAGGAACTGGCAGCGGCGCAGGAACTGCGCAAAGATCGCCTTGGCCCCGATGTTCGCGGCGGTGCCGGCAATGCCGGACCCGTCCACCTCGAAGTCCCGAAACGTGCAGTCCTCCAGCGGCGCAGAGGTGGAAGCGCCCTCGGCGGGGGTGTACTTGATCGCGGCAAAGTAGTTGGTGGCATGTGTGGGTGCGAGGATCGAATTGCCCCAGCCCTGCCCAGCAAGGGAGACGCCGGTTTTCCAGATGATCGCGGACCCCAGCTTGGATCGGCCCGTGAACGTGATCACCGTTCCCGGTGCCTGCGCGGCCACCAGCGTGTTCCATGCGGCGGCGTCGTCGGTGGTCCCGTCTGCCTTGATGCCGGTCGAGGGGTGGTTGGCGTCCACGACCATGCGGCGGGCATACGCTGCCGACACGGTGGCCAGGTCGGCCTCCACGTCGTCCAACCGCGGCCCCAGCCCCGCGGTGGCCTCGGTCGCGGTCGTGTTCAGGCGCTCAGTCAGGTACGCCTGCAGGTCGTCGCTGATCCCGTCAGACGGAGGGACAGACCCCACCGGAGTATGGCCATCCGCGATCAACTCCCGATACCGGGGCGATCCGTGGGCCACCAGCTCGGCGGTGCCGTCCACGAACTCGAAACGCAGTGTCTCGTGCATGGGGTCTGTCTCTCTCGTCAGCGGGGAAGGTCAGTCGGTCGGGGTGTTGCGCGCCGCCAGCTCGGCCGGCACGATGCCCAGGGCCATCGCCAGCGCCGTCAGGTAGGTGGCCGCCTCATCGGCGGTCACTACCTTGTGCAGCACCAGCACCAGCAGCACCGCGGACACGGTGCGATACACGGCCTTGCGCTGCCCGGGGGTCGGGTTCGGGATCTTCACTTGCTCTCACCTCCACCCACGGTCACGTTCACGTTCACCACGGCGTCCTCGAGGGCCGCGGCCACAGCCTTCTCGACCTCCGGCCCCAGCGCCTTCGCCAGCGCCGTGACGGCCGCCTCGGCGCGGCGCGCAGACCGGGCTGCATCACCGGACCTACGGTGCGCGTCGGCCAGCAGGAACTCTGCGCTGCGCTCGGTCGCCTCGGTCTCGTCGTCACGCTCGGTGACCTTGAACTGCCACACGTCCTCGGCTGCCACGTCGTCCTCCAGTTGTGTCTTGGCCCACTCGATGCCGTCCCGCCACGTCGGCGGGTGCTGTGTGCCTGGTCCTGTGTCGCGGCCACCGCGCCCGCCCGTGCCCAGCCCGTTGAACCCCTCGGCAAGTGCGCCGATCTGGTAGCGCGCGGGGCCGTTGTGCGGGCAACCCACCAGCACCAGGTGGGTGTGCGGGTCGAACGCCGGGGGCAGCCGCACGAACGCCGCAGCGCCCATGGTGCGGGC